TTTTGGAATGTATCAGGGATATTAAAAGAAAAATCTAATCAACATTTAAAATTTGATGTTAGACCAATGTTTAACATGCTAAACGGACAATTAGGTAAAAAAGGAACAACATTAAGCAAAACAGATAAAATAGTGTTTGAAACTAATAAGGATTGGATCATTATAGATATTGTAGAATTACATGAATATATTAAAAAAAAATCTTCTAAAATCATTCAATTTGAAGATTTGCTTAAAAAATTAGAATGGAATATATACATATCTAAAGTATAAGCTTTCTGGCTTTTATAAAATAATCATGTATAATGTTACTTTATGCCTTTACAAAAGATACAATTTAAACCAGGATTCAATAAACAACAAACTGCAACCGGAGCCGAAGGGCAATGGATTGATGGTGATTTCGTAAGGTTTCGTTATGGTGAACCAGAAAAAATAGGTGGTTTCCAACAACTCGTCTCTACAACCTTGTCAGGTCCTGCGCGAGAACAGCACACTTGGACAGCATTAGATGGTAAAAAGTATGCAGCGATAGGAACATCTAAACTATTAATTATTTATTATTCAAGTCAATTTTTTGATATCACTCCACTTGGAACAGCTTTAACATCTTGCACCTATACATCAACAACAGGATCTGCAACCGTTACAATTAACAAAGCAGATCATGGATTAGAGGTAGGCGATTATATTGTCTTTACATCGGTTACAACTCCAGGATCTCCTACAACAGGATATACCTCTGCAAGTTTTACAACAAATACTTTTGAAGTTATTTCAGTTCCAACGTCGGGAACTTTTACAGTTACTATGACAACTGCTGAAACAGGAACGGGTGTTACCGCAGGAGGCACCATCACTACAACTCCTTATATTGTTGTAGGTCCTGTTGCTCAAACACCTGCCTATGGTTATGGCACAGGATATTGGGGAGGTACGATTCCAACATCTGTTACTACACAATTAAATGGAGCAATCAATGCTATTACTACAACAATTACTGTAGATGCAACAGTTTCTTTCCCAACGGGAACTGTGGGACCTCCACCAAGTAGAATAGATATTGATACAGAATTGATTACTTACACAGGTAAAACTGCAACAACTTTCACTGGTTGTACTCGAGGTGCAAGTGGATCAACTGCAGCATCACATTCAGATAATGCAGTTGTAGCTAATGCAACAAGTTGGGTTGATTGGGGTGAGGAGTCAAATACTACTTCAACTACCCTTGCACCTGGATCCTGGTCACTTGACAATTTTGGTCAAATTCTTGTTGCAACAATTAAGAATGGTCAAACTTTTACTTGGGATCCATCTGTTGTGGGAGCAACGTCTACAAGAGCAACAATTGTATCGGGTGCACCAACAACATCTATTATGAGTATTGTATCTGATAGAGATCGACATTTATTCTTGATGGGAACAGAGACAACAATTGGAACACCTTCAACACAAGATCCAATGTTTATAAGATTTTCAAATCAGGAAGATATTAACACTTATGCACCAACGGTAACAAACACTGCAGGCACTTTTAGACTAGATACGGGCAACGAGGTTCGAGGAGCTATACAAGGTAAAGACTATATCTTTGTTTTAACAGATCAGGCTGCATACGTTATTCAATTTGTAGGTCCTCCTTTTACATTCTCTGTAAGACAGGTTGGAACAAACTGTGGATGCATTGGTCAACACGCCATAATATTTGCACAGGGTGCAGTTTTCTGGATGGGTAGTTCTGGAGGATTTTTTGTTTATGATGGAACGGTTAAACAATTACCATCACTTGTTGAAGATTTTGTATTTACAGATGTTGGAGATAATTTAGGAATTAATTATGAGTCAGGACAAATAGTTTATGGCTATCATAATTCTTTATATAATGAAGTAGGTTGGTTTTATCCAAAATCAGGTCAAACACAAATAGATAGAAACGTTGTTTATAACTACACTGAAAATACTTGGGTAACTGGATCTCTAGCAAGAACCACTTATCAAGATGCAGACACTTTTGATTTTCCATACGCAACACAATATATTGCGAATGGAACTCCAACATTTCCAACTATTAATGGAGTAACTAGTTTATTTGGTTCTACTAAGTATTGGGAACATGAAAGTGGATTTAATGAAGTAGACACGGCAGGTAATAAAACAGCCATTTCTGCTTTTATTAAATCTGGAGATTATGACATATCTGAACAAGGTTTAGGTGGGGATGGTCAATTAATTATGCGTGTTAAAAGATTTGTACCCGACTTTAAAAATTTAGAAGGTAATGCAATTATCACTTTGTTTTTTAGAGACTATCCTTCAAACAGTGAATCAACACCTTCTACAACACCACCAACAATCACTGGTCCCTTTACAATTACATCTTCAACTGATAAAGTAGATACCAGAGTTAGAGGAAGACAGGTGAGTTTAAGAATAGAAAATAATGCTGTTGATGAAACTTGGAGATACGGAACTTTAAGATTAGATATTGAAGCAGGAGGAAGAAGATAATGGCAAAAATAACTGCATATGTACCAGAACCATCACCGACTTATGATGCCTCTAATCAAAGACAAATTTTAGAATCAGTTAATACAATTAAAGATCAATTAAATTTTAGTTTTCAAAAAGATTTAAAAGATGAACTGCAAACATTTACTTGGTTTTTATTTAGCGGACCAAAAGATTAATGGCTATATTTTATAAAAATCAAGGTTATGATTTAACTACAACTAATTTAACGACGGTGTTGAATATCAACACTTCTAGTGTTGCAATCATAAAAGAAATATCAGTTACTAATGATGATAACACTGCTCGTACAGTAGATTATTTTTTTCATGACGCATCTACATCAACTACATATAAATTTTATCATACAAATGTTTCTGCAAATTCTCATGATAATGCAGTACACAATGCACTTGTATTAGAAGGGGGAGATTATTTACAATTTCAAGCAGCTACTGCAAATGTTATCTCTGGACAAATATCTTATGCTCTGTTAACAAGGACTGGAGAAAATGGATAATATACCTACGATAGAATGTAAGACAGAAGAAATTATAAAAAGTAAAAAGACTGGAAAGACTTATAAAACAATGGAAGATTTTTTAAAAGAAAATGTTAAAGAAGATTTACAAAAAGATTTATTTGTCAAAATAAGTCCAGAAGGTTTAAGTTTAATGCAGAAAATAATGAACAAAAAATGAATCCAAGAGGTGGAACGGAACTTCAAATGGAGTTTTTAGAAAGATATGCAGACAAAAAGTTATTAGATCAAGTACAAATAACAACATCTGTACCAGAAAAAATACCATTACACCCATCTAAAATTAATATTCTTTGGCAACAAAATTCATATGATCAACCAAATTTAGTGCCTTGGTTTAGAAATAAAGATAATCATAATAAATATGATTGGTATGTATTTAATTCTCATTGGTGTTATGAAAAATTTAGAATGGCATTTGACATACCAACTCATAAATCTTTAGTTATAAAGAATGCAATAGATAAAATTGAACCTAGAAATTTAAATTATAAAAAAGGTGATCCAATTAAATTAATATATACTTCAACTCCTTGGCGAGGTTTAAACGTGTTGCTTGCTGCAATGCAGTTAGTTGAAAATCCATTAATTCATTTAGATGTTTATTCTTCAACACAAGTATATGGTGATCAATTTAAAGAGGCAAATGATAAAACTTATCAAGAACTTTATGATCAAGCAAAACAATTAAAGAATGTAACTTATATTGGTTATAAACCAAATGAATATATTAAAGAAAATTTAAAAAATTATCACATATTTGTCTACCCTAATATTTGGGAAGAAACATTTTGTATTTCTGTAGTAGAGGCTATGGCCGCAGGTCTTTATTGTATTACAACAGACTTTGGCGCATTATTTGAAACGTGTGCAGAGTTTGCAGCTTATGTGCCTTATGAAAAAGATTTTATAAAATTAGCTAAAACATTTGCATCCACCATTGAAGCAGCAGCAACTCAATTACATGAACCTTATGTTAAAGAGCACTTAGAGTTTCAAATAAATTACACAAATAAGTTTTATTTATGGGATTTACGAAAAAATTATTGGAACAAATTTTTACAAGGGGCAATTAATGCAAGACTCAAGTAAACCTATTTGGTTTAAAAAAGTAAATGAAGAAAATAAAACAGTTGTTAATTTAGGAAGACCTACAACTAGATTATATGTGGCAACTCCTGTGCACAGTGAATGTTCTATTCATTACACACAGTCTTTATTAAAATTTCAACAATGTTGTATTATGAATAATATCATGGTTTCATTTTCATTATTGAAATCATCTTTAGTCACTCAAGGTAGAAACCTGTGTGTGGCTAATTTTTTAAGTGACCCTAATGATCCAACTCATTTATTATTTATAGATTCAGATATTGAATTTAAGTTTGAAACTATTATGCAACTGTTAAAATTTGATAAAGAAGTTATATCGGTTCCTTATCCAATGAAGTGTATTAACTGGGATCAAATATGGAATAGAGTAGAACAAAAAACTGTAAAAAATAAAGATGAACTTATGAGAGCTGGACACACGTTTCCGGTAAAAATGGATAATATTATGGATCCGGTAACTAAAAAAGTTACTATTAATAATGGTGTGGTTGAATTATCGCACGCGCCTGCGGGATGTTTGTTAATTAAAAGACAAGTGTTTGATAAGATGATTAAAGCTTATCCTGGTGATTTTATTGATCAACCGACTATTATAAATGGAGAAGCAAAAGTTAATTAATTTATGTATAATTTCTTTG